CGCAGCCACCGCAGGCGATAGCGGCGCAGCCACCGCAGGCGATAGCGGCGCAGCCACCGCAAAAGGATTTGTTTCTGTTGGCAAAAATGGATGCGGCCTTGTTCGCGGTAACGATGTGAAGATTAAAGGCGGTCTTGGAGCTGTGCTGGTGATCTGTGAGGAAAACGGGGACAATTGGGACATCAAAGAGTGGAAAGCGTTTGTCGTAGATGGCACGGACATCAGAGCGGACACATGGTATAAGCTGGTAAAGGGCAAGTTGGTGGAGGCTGAGTAATGCTGCCGATAAATCAGCCGCTGACGAATGAAGCGGCGAAGAAACTGATGGCGCTGGACGTGCAGGACAAGGAGATACTGACCTACGAAAAACTGGACGAATGGTACACCGCATGGGGCGGACAGTGCTACGTCAGTTTCTCCGGCGGCAAGGACAGCACGGTTCTGGCGTATCTGGCGGCACGGTACCTGTCGAGCTTCAGGACACCGCCGTGGGAGCTGAACTTGGTGTTTGTGAACACGGGGCTGGAATACCCAGAAGTACAGAAGTTTGTGAACGAGTACGCGGATTGGCTGCGGAGGGAGTTTCCCCGCGTGACCGTAAACCTTCACCGTCTACGCCCGAAGATGAACATTCGACAGGCGGTGACGAAGTACGGGTACAGCATCGTGAGCAAAGAGGTTGCGGCGTATGTTGAAGAAGCAAGGGTAAATCCTAACGGGCGATCTGCGGCGCGGCTTCGCGGCGAATATTTGCGAAAAGACGGCGAGCCGAGCGAGTATAACTGCCAAAAGTGGGAATTTCTACTATATGCACCATTCACTGTATCGTCCAAATGCTGCGGAGTGATGAAAAAGCAACCGATGAATGCCTATATGAGAAAGACGCAAAAAGTCCCTACGATGGCGACAATGGCACAAGAAAGCCGCCTGAGGACGAAAGTGTGGCTGAAAAACGGGTGCAATGCCTTTGAGGGAAAGCGACCGATGGGCAAGCCTATGAGCTTTTGGACGGAACAGGATGTGCTGCGGTTTATCGTGGAGCGTGGGTTGCCCTACGCCAGCGTGTACGGCGACATTGTGGCCAGCGACGGCGAGAACGACTACGGCGCGACGCTGATCGACTGCAAGCTGCACTGCACAGGATGCCAGAGGACGGGCTGTATGTTTTGCGCGTTCGGTGCGCACCTCGAAAAGGGCGTCAACCGCTTTGAACGCATGAAACTGACGCACCCGAAGCACTACCAGTTCTGCATCGGCGGTGGTGCGTTCGACACGGATGGGCTGTGGAAGCCCACGAAAGACGGTCTTGGTTATGCGCGGGTGCTGGACTACATCGGAGTGAGGTATTGAGATGGGTAAACAGCATTTGAGCAGGGATGACCGCATTTTCATGCGTGGCAAGCTGCAAGGCACACGGGAGAATATGGACATGGTGGCGATGGTGCTGATGGACAAATGCGGCTGGCACGTCCAAGAGGAGACAGCGGACAGCCGGGACACGCAGAGCATCGCGTACCTGTACGAGTGCCTGGAGAAGCTGGCGGAGGAGATCAACGAGGGCCGTATCAAGCGCAAGCACATCAAGGACGTGCTGAAGGACGAGTGCGGCGTGGTGTTTGGAGATTGAGGAGATTGATATGATTTTTGCACAAGAGACGATGACCGGCGAGATCATCGTGGACAATTTTGCCGGTGGCGGCGGGGCGTCGACAGGTATCGAGATTGCAACGGGCATGGCGGTGGCGATTGCCATTAACCACGACCCGGCGGCGATCCTGATGCACAAGACAAACCACCCCTACACGGAGCATCTGCAAGCGTCTGTGTGGGACGTAGACCCAAAGACCGTGTGCCGTGGGCGCCCCGTTGGGCTGGCGTGGTTCTCACCGGACTGCAAGCACTTTTCCAAAGCAAAGGGCGCGGCACTGGTAGACAGGAAGATTCGCGGCCTTGCGTGGATCACGCTTCGGTGGGCGGCAGAGGTGCGTCCCCGCGTCATCATCCTCGAAAACGTGGAGGAGTTCCAGACGTGGGGGCCGGTGCGGAAGGGCAAGCCGGTGAAGAAGCTGGCGGGCACCACGTTCCGGAAGTTCATCGACCAACTCACTGAGTTGGGGTACACCGTGGAGTATCGGGAGTTGATCGCGGCGGACTACGGCGCACCTACCTCTCGTAAGCGCTTCTATCTGGTCGCCCGCTTTGACGGGAAGCCTATTGTCTGGCCGAAGCCCACCCACAGCAAGACCGGCGCGGATGGACTGCCCAAGTGGCGCAGCGCGGCGGAGATCATCGACTGGAGTCTGCCATGCCCATCGGTATTCGCGTCCAAGGCGGAGATTATGGAAAGATATGGCTTGAAGGCGGTGCGGCCGCTGGCGAAGAACACCATGCGGCGGATCATTCGAGGTGTGGACAAGTTCACCATTAGGAGCGGAAAGCCGTTTATCGTACAGCAGAAATTCCAGAACGCTGCGCAGAACATCGAAAAGCCATTGACGACTGTTACGGCGGTAGGAGCGCATGAATTGTGCAAGCCGCTGCTGGCACCTGTGACGGTGACCAACACCAGCAACAGCGTGGGCGGGACGGTCGGAGCGCCGGTACATACCGTAACGACCGCAGGGAATCAGATGCTGGTAACGCCGAGCCTTGCGGAGTGCAACCACTCTGGCGGCGGGCATATTGCACCTGTGACGGATGCTCACAAGACCATCACCGCCAAGCATACCGGCGGCATCGTGGCGCCCGCGCTGATCCAGTATCACACGGAACAGACGGAACACGTTCGGGCATCCGGGCTGGGGACGCCTATCCACACGGTGGACGCCTCCAACCGATACGGCCTGACCTGCGCCAATCTGGTGGAGTATTACACCTGCGGCAGACCGCTGGATGTGCAAGAGCCTATGCACACCGTTACCAGCCACGACCGTGAGGCGGTGGTCGCCGCCCATGTTGTAAAGTTCAAGGGTGACAACCTGGGGCATGGGGCAGATGAGCCGATGCAGACAGTGACCACCAGCGCCGGGGAGTTCGCCGTGTGCAAGGCGTATCTGGCAAAGATGCGCAGCGGTGACGATCTGGGCCACTGGCCCGAGATTCGCGCCCTGCTGAACGAGTTCTGCGGCTATGCGCTGGCGGATGATGATGTGTTGCTGCTGGAGATCGGCGGCGCGCTGTACTACATCGCGGACATTGGGCTGCGGATGCTGTCTCCCCGCGAGCTGTACAATGCGATGGGATTTCCACCCGACTACATCATTGACCGCGACTATGAAGGCCACGAATACAAAAAGAGCGCACAGGTGGCACGGTGCGGCAATGCGGTGTGTCCGCCGGTGGCATCCGCGCTGGTGCGGGCCAATCTGCCGGAGTGGTGCGACGTGACCATCACCACAATGGCGCAGTTGATGGACTGCGTGGCGGTGTGAGAGGAGGAATGACATGACAAGAGATGAGATCGTGACCGCGCTGCGGGAGCACGCTGAGCGAGCGGTTGGTAACGAGTGGGGAACGTCTATTATTACACTGGACGATAACCTTTCCGCTGCCGCTGACCTGATCGAGAACCAGCAGCGGGAGATAGAAGCGCTGCGGCAGGCCAATGAGGGTCTGCGGTTTAATCTGGCGGAGAAGGACGGCGGCGAGACTTGTCGTGCAGCGCTGGCCGCTTTTGGCAGAGATTCGCAAATGATGGTAGCCATTGAGGAAATGAGTGAGCTGACAAAGGAGCTTTGCAAAAACGGCAGAGGGCAGGAGAACACCAACCACATTGCGGAGGAGATCGCCGACGTGGAGATCATGCTTCAGCAGATGGTGATGCTGTTCGACTGCGCGGGACAGGTGGAGACATTCCGCCGGCACAAGCTGGAACGGCTGGCGGGGCGGATTGAGGAGGTGAAGGGATGAGCAATAAACAGACCATCATGCAATTAGCCAACGAGGTTATCAGGTACCTAAACGCCTGTGCCGATGAGGCTTTTGTTGAAAGCGTTTTGGAGTGTATCAATGACGGCGTGGAGTTCGGCGAGGACGAGATTAGGGAGGTGGAGTGATGGAACGAATGACGAAGCGCGACACCGATGGACAGGCAATGATGGACTGTGAGAAGTGCAAAGCGGATTGGACGGGTAAGCATGGTAAGCCGATGGTTGACTGCACTGCACTGTATTGCCGCGATCGACTCAAGGATCGCATCGCCGCCTACGAGGACACTGGGCTGACACCGGGAGACATCAAGGAATTGCTTGACATGGCTGTGTCGAAAACAAACAGGGTTTTGCGGCTTAAAGAAGAATTGCACACCATAAAGAACGAGCTATGTCAATACTGCGGGAAGTACAAACAAGCACACGAGGGCGCCTGTGACGGGTGTAAATGGAGGGAAATGTGATGGATGCGGTGAAGTTTATCAAAGAAAGAGACCGTATGTGTGCAACGTATACGCCTAAACGTTGTGAAGGATGCCCTGCCGACAACTATGGAGGAGAGGGTGTTGTTTGTATTATGGCTGATAAAATTGATGCAGAGAGACTTGTCCCTATTGTTGAGAAATGGTCTGCTGCACATCCGCGCAAGACGCGGCAGGACGTGTTTCTGGAACAGTATCCGGATGCGGAGATTGACTCAGGTGGAGCAATAGCGATTTGTCCGACTGCATTTTCTTCTGCTTACAGAGATGATACTGAAAAGTGCGTGTATGTAAGTTGCGCTAAATGCCGCCGCGAGTTTTGGTCGCAGGAGGTGCAGTGATGCCGGAATATGTTGATCGAGAAGCGCTGCTTAGAATTGCAGAACAGCAAGGCCATGTGACTGTTGATGATATCGTTAATGAGCCTACCGCTGACGTGGAGCAGGTGACACGCTGCAAGGACTGCTTCCAGTCGGTGGTGATTGGAGAAGTTCTGCACTGCACCTATTGGAACAAGGACACGGACGAAAACGGATATTGCCATGAGGGAGGATAAGATGGCGATTGAGTATATTGACCGAGAAAAGGCGAAGCGTCTGTTGCATATCGAATACGCATACGCCGCAGAACAGCTTTTGGACGAGATCCCCGCTGCCGACGTTACCCCGGTGGTGCATGGGCAGTGGATTGAAAAATCAGCCCCAGCGAGAAAAACATACTTTGAATGCTCGCGTTGCGGAACGCAGGAGAACAAACACACGGCGATAAAGGGGTATTACTGCTGGCGTTGCGGCGCGAAGATGGACGGAGGTGAATGTGATGCGGCTAATTGACGCGGACAACGCCCTGAAAGCGTTTGCTGTTGAATATAAGAAGACAAAAGAATTGATTGAATCGGGCGAAGCTCATCTTGACAATCTTGCCGAAGGGTTCACGGAAGCAGCACACATTATCAAATATATTCCCACAATTGTTGATGCCGTGCCGGTGGTGCGGTGCAAGGACTGCAAGCACTACGACATGGGCGTATGCCTGAAAATCTACTCGGACGGGAGCGTACATCCAGCGGCGTGGCAGAAGCGCAAGCCGGACGATTTCTGCTCATACGGCGAGAGAAAGGAGGAATAGCGTCATAAAACAAATGAAACCAACGACAAATGACCGCATTATCGCCGCTGCGTGGGTGCTGCTGATACTGGCGGCGGCGCTGGTGGTGCTGACCGGCTTTTCTGCAAAAGAGCCGGAGCGCGAGGAGCGCACGATTCTGGTGATCGAGGGCGGCCCACACGAAGAAGCATACGAAGCCCCGGACGAAGCGGAGAAAAGCGCGGAGGCGGTGATTGCCGCCATCGGCACAGACCGGGAGTTTGAGACATTCGGCTACGACGTGACGCGAGTTCTCCAGATCGTCACCGCAGAAGCGGGGAACGATGCCGACCAATGCCGTGGCATTGTACAAGCCCTGCTTAACGCTTGCAATCGCCACAGGAACCGCTACACGCCGGAGGACGTATGCAGGGAGTATCAGTACACCACCCCAGCAAGCTGGGTGTCTGACGCGGCGCTAAACGCCTTTTGCGAGGTGTTTGTGTACGGTGAGACATTTACCGACATCGGCAATGCGACGGTGTTTTATAATCCCCAGATTGCCGGACACAGCGAATACCACGAGGGGCAGATTTACGTTTGCAGTATCGGAGATGTGAAATATTTTGAGGAAGTGTAAATGAAAAAGCTTGAATATATCAAAAAGCAAGACGCAATTGACGCTATTGTTGCAAGCAATCGCAACGTAGATGTTGATGGGTTGACTGCGATAATGAAAGTCTCGCCTGCCGTAGTTTTGTGCAAGGACTGCATTTTTTGGGAAAAAGGAACGAGGGACGATGGTTTTTGCTTTAGCCGCTATGTGGTGTGCGGAAGCTTGACGCCGCGCAGAAACCCCACAGACTTTTGTAGCTACGGAGAGCGCAAGGAGCCAAATGTGTAATGGATAAATGGATTATACGCGACAAGTCCACAGAGGGAAAAGATTGGCCCAAATGGGCGATACGGATCGAGTGCCCCTACTGTGGCCTTGTGACGGGCAGCAAAAGCAATTACTGCCCACAATGCGGAAAGGAGTTGATACGGCGTGAACCAAGCTGACATCGACCGCCAAATCAAAGCGCTGGATGAAGCGAAACAGACCGTTTTGGCGCTTTGGGGGCGCTATCAGGCGAGGGATAAGCTTGTGGATGAACTGGAAAATGAAATCTATAAACTGAAATGCAGCAAAAGTGTTTAATTAGAATAACTACTTTAGAAAATCCGCGTTTTTGCACTATAAACATTGCAAAAAGTGTGGTACAATAGTTATGAGGACGTGCAGCCTTACAACACCTCCGTTTGTTTGTTTTAACTGCATTCATTTTAATTCTCCCTCCTTTTTGTGGCCCGTCGTTGCACGGCGGCGGGCACACACGGCATTGTAGCTCAGTTGGAAGAGCGCACGGAGGAAACCGCCGCCGATGGACGATGCAGGGTTCGATTCCCGCCAATGCCTCCACAGTCCTAGAGGACACCTTTTTCCTTTCAACCGCTTACCCGCCAGCGGTATATGACGGGCATACGCCGGACTGCGTGAGCTACCCCACGATAAGGGGCGGGAGGTCGCGCCTCCCATCCGGCCACAGTGTGCCGACACATAGAAAACGGCTGGGCAATACGGAGCCTGTAGAGACAGCATCCGCGACGAAAAAAGCGGTGCGGCACTACCGTGGGCAAGTGGCATAGTGTCCCGCCCGAAAGTGTGCCAGAACATTGAAGCGTTAGGCGCTCCGCCATGCGTTTACCGTGGAGTTCCGAAGGGTTGTGCGTATTCCTCAAGGCGGATAGGTGAGAACTGAAAGAAAACGCACCATTGCAGCTTTATCCGTGTATTGAGCGGCTAAAAATAACACGGTTGCCAATAGACGCGCCGCCCGTCCGGCGTAAAAGGCGGCTTAACTTCAAAAAGGATGAAAACGTTGAATCGTTTTCGCCCGGAAGGGACTTTATCGGGGCTTATGCCCCATACGCGGCATAGGTGCCCCGTAAGGGGAGACCACAGCGAGTGACGGGGAATTCCTCGAAGCGCTAAAGCAGGGCAGGACTGCAATGCTGCACCAGAGGCCGGGTAGCGCCCGGACAATGTCGGAGCGTATCGGCATGCCCGACGTGGAAATGACAATGCTCGCTGAAAACTGCGCGTGAGGATGCGTCCTCCTTGCCATGACCGAACGGTGGCGCTTGAGATGCTTGCGGGGCCTCAAGCGGGCATGAGCGTGTGACAATCTAAGCGGGAAGCCGAACAAAGAGGAGAACAGCATGGACGATATCACAAAGCAGCCATACGCCAAATGGCTTGAAGAATGCATAGCAACTATCGCGGGGCTTGACCCTAGCTGTATTTGCTTTGCAGCGACAAAAGCTGACGGCACGGTGTTCACAGGTTATTACAACGCCGACGCAACAGACAAGGCCGTTTTTGCGCACAATATCCAGTCCGACATCGTGATGGATATCATCAAGGCGAATGCTGACACAATCAGCGGTATTCTGGGATAATGATATGTACTGCAACATAATCATGCAAAAAGGCGAAACGCCAGACGGTGCGCTTGATGTCTACATCCACGAACTGGATCGGCACATTAAGGCATTGTTGGTTAAATATAGCCTACACGACAGATACCGCGACATCAAAGGGAAAGAACATTCGCAGACGTTTGTATGCTATCGGATCACCTGCGTTCCGTCCGATGTAGCGGCGGAGATCATATCCAAGGAATACGGTATATGCACCTGCACGGTAAACGGCAAAACGGCGCGTTTCTATGTAGGCGACAGCAGCCACGACTTGATACAGGTGGATAGCGAGTTGGTAGAGGAGAATGGCAAATGATTCTCTGCGGTAAAGACTGCACGCCATGCTGTGACTTCTGCACCCACGTCAAGCGTGGTACGATGGTAGTTGACGGTAAACGTGTACCTGGTGGCCCTATTGGCTGCAAACTGCATAAGGACAAAGAGCATCAGGCCGTTGCCGCCACCTGTGGGTATTGTGACAACTTCCGTTGTTTTCAGAGCATGGTGCGTGTAGACGGCGAGGTGCAAGAGGGAGACGGAGAATGAACGACGACCACAAGGACATTATCAACAAGATAACGTATTCCGCCGACGAAATAGATAGGCTCATGAAAATCAATATGCGGCTCATTGCAAAATTCAAAACCCATTTGCACAAAGAGTATGGCGACGCTATCGAAGATATTGCGAAGATGTTTGACACACTCTACGCAGAACAGCAAAAAGAAACGCCGTTGATGTGGTATGAGTATTGCTACGGTGTTAAAGATACAGGGAAATAAAAACAAATTATTTGGATTGGAAGTGAGCGTATGCCAGCAGGAGCGCCAAGAAAATGGAAAAGCGTAAGCGCGATGCAAAAGGCGATTGACACTTACTTCAAAGAGTGTGAGGGTGAGCCGTTTATCGGCGATGACGGTTGTGCTGTGCGAGATAAGTACGGCATACCGATTGTCATTAACGCAAAGCCGCCGACGATTACGGGGCTTGCGTTGGCACTTGGATTTACGGGAAGACAAGCGCTGCTGGATTATCAGGCAAGGCCAGAATTCGCGGACACGGTTACGCGAGCAAAGGCCCGATGTGAAGAATACGCGGAATCTCGCCTTTATGACAAAGACGGGGCAAACGGCGCAAAATTTAGTCTTGGTTGTAATTTTGGATGGAATTCCGGCGAGGAAAGGCGCGGTGATCCTGCTGCGTTTGCGGCTTTGATTTCTGCAATAAAGGGCGACGGCGATGCAACTTAAACAGCTTTCGCGGAAGCAAAAGGCCATATTTGGATTTACGGAATCTGACGATCTGGCTCTTGTGTGTGATGGCTCCGTCCGATCCGGCAAGACAACAATCATGACGCTTGCGTTTGTTGCTTGGGCCATGAGGAACTATGACCGCACCAACTTTGCTATCTGCGGAAAGACGGTGCAGTCGGCGGAACGCAACATCTTAAAGCCGTTGATGGAAATAGAGGGGTTGGGCATGGCGCTGTCAATGAGCTACAAGGTCTCCACGCGTGTTCTGACAGTGCGGTGTGGGAACGTGACAAACTGGTTTTACCTCTTCGGCGGGAAAGACGAGAGTTCGTATATGCTGATTCAGGGCATCACTCTGGCCGGTGTGCTGTTTGACGAAGTGGCGTTGATGCCGAGGTCGTTTGTCGAGCAGGCGCTCTCCCGAGCGATTTCGTTTGAACACCCAAAGTACTTTTTCAACTGCAACCCCGAAAGCCCAAACCATTGGTTTTATCAAGAGTGGATCAAGGAACCTCGTAAGAATACGCAACACATTCATTTTTTGCTGGACGACAACCCAGTGTTGACGCCGCAGATGATAGAGCGGACAAAGGCGATGTATTCCGGTGTGTTTTACGACCGGTATATCCGTGGGCTGTGGGTGATCGCCGAAGGCCTGGTATATCCTATGTTCTCCCGCGAGGCCAACGTGACCAGCGAACGGGGCGGTACGGGGACGTATTACATCAGCTGTGACTACGGCACGCAGAATCCCACGGTGTTTGGGTTGTGGCGCGTACACAGGGGCGAAGCTGTGATGGAAAAGGAATACTATCACAGCGGACGCGAGACAAACCGGCAAAAGACAGACGAAGAATATTACCAAGACCTGGAACGTTTTGCGGCTGGGTACAAGATCGAGCGGATCATCATAGACCCCAGCGCCGCGTCGTTCGCGGAGTGCATCAGGCGGCACGGGAAATTCGCTGTGTGGAACGCCAATAACGCCGTGTTGGATGGTATTCGGCTGACGGGTGCGTTGCTCAAGGCCGGGAAACTGAAATTCCACGAAAGCTGTGTGAAAACGTTTGAGGAGTTCGGGCTTTACAGCTGGGATTCCGAAGCACAAGAGGATAAAGTAATCAAAGAAAATGATCACAGCATGGATCAGTGTAGGTACTTCTGTCAGACTGTACTTAGGAGAGAGTTAAGATGAGTTTTTGGGGCAATTTTATGAACACCGTAAGACGCGCACTATTCCCGCAGGCGGCAGCCGAGCGGGAATTTGGCGTATCTCCCGCCGTCAGCATGACGATGGAAAAGTATATTGCGCTGTGGTATGCCATGATGGTAAACACGCCGCCCTGGCAGGACTGCAACGTGAAAGCGGTGGGCCTGCCCTCTGCTATTTGCCGCGAGGTTGCACGGCCTACGCTGGTGGAGTTTACGGCAAACATCACCGGAAGCCAGAGGGCGGACTATCTGAACGACGGTTTCCAGCTGGCGAAAGAGAATTTCAGCAAGGCACTGGAACTGGGACTTGCGCTTGGCGGTGTGGCATTGAAGCCTTACATCTACGGAGACAATCTGCTGGTGGACATGACCGGTGCGGCGGGGTTTCAACCCACGAAGTTCGCCCCAACAGGTCGATGCATCGGAGGCGTGTTCCGCGATAAGCCGGTGAAGGTCAACGGTAAGTATTATGTGCGGCTGGAATCCCACGACCTGACCAATACCACATACACCATCAAGAACAAGGCGTATTACAGCGATTCTACGGGCTCTGTTGGTGCTGCTGCACCGCTGGATGTGGTGCCGGAATGGGCGGACATTCAGGAGGAAGTGACCATACAGAACATGGATGGGCCCTTGTTTGCATACTTCAAGCCGCCCATCGCCAACACGGCGGACACCAACAGTTTGTGTGGTATGTCCATCTACGGCGACGCGGCGACGGTGGAACTGATCAAGCAGGCGGATGAACAGTGGGAGCGTCTGCGGTGGGAGTTCAAGTCCGGTGAGCGCAAGGTGTTGATGGACGGCAACACAAGCACGGCGGACATGTTTGACAAGCGTCTGTTCGAGATTGGCGCTTTTACGGCTGACGGTGACTTCTACCAGTTCCTTAACCCTGAATTGCGAAACGATGCGGTTTACAAGGGCTTTCAGGATGTTCTCCGGCGCATTGAGTTTAACGTAGGCTTGTCTTACGGTGATATTTCAGACCCCCAAACGGTGGAAAAGACGGCGACAGAAATCAGGAGCAGCAAGCAGCGCAAATATGTGCTGATCAGCAGTATTCAAACGGCGCTTGAACATACGTTCGATGCGCTGATCTATGCAATGAACACATATGCCACGCTGTACGGGCTGGCTGCGGATGGCGAGTATGAAGTTACTTACGATTGGGGTGACAGCATACTTGACGATCAGGAGACCAAAGACAACGAGTTTGCCCGCGATTTGCAGCTGCTGAACGCCGGGATCATGAATGACTGGGAGTTTAGAGCAAAATATTTCAACGAGGACGAGGCGACCGCAAAGGCGGCGCTGCCGAAGATGCAGGACATTGTGACTGAAGCTCAAAGCGAAATTGAATGAGAAAGTACGATTTCACACCCGAACTGCTTGATGCGCTGCCGGAGGAATTGGCGGAACTTTATCGCGGGTTGGAAGATACCTTGCTGATGGAGATATGCGCCCGGCTCAAAGCTGCGGACGAACTGAACGAGGTCACGGTGCAGGATATCAAGGCGCTGCGGGCGCATGGCATTGACCTGAAAGAGATCGAGAAAGCCATACGCAAGACCACGGGCATCAGCGAGCAGAAGCTCAAGAAGCTGCTGGACGATGTGGTGACACGGAATCAGGCGTATTACACCGAGCTTATTACGTTGGCCGATGTAACGCGTCCTGACGTGCTGGTAGACGCAGCGGCCATTGCGGCGATCTACGCGCAGACCAAGCAGGAGTGCCGGAATATCACCCGAAGCATGGGCTTTCTGGTGGACAATGGGCGCACAATGTTGCCGCCTGCCAAAGCGTACCAATGGTGTTGCGATTCTGCGCTGATGCAGGTGCAGAGCGGCGCGATATCCTACAATCAGGCGATATCCAACGCGGTCAAGCAGCTGGCGGACAGTGGCCTGAAAACGGTGGACTATGAAAGTGGGCATCGGGATCAGGTAGACGTGGCTGCGAGACGGGCCGTAATGACCGGCGTGAATGCCCTCAACCAGAAGTATGCGGAGCAATCCGCCGACTATCTGGAAACTGATCTTGTGGAAGTGAGCGCCCATATTGGGGCGCGAAACACGGGAAACGGGCTGGAAAACCACGAGAGTTGGCAAGGCGGCGTGTATCGTTGGGCTGAGAAGCCCGGAGATTCAAAGGGCGAGTACAAGGATTTTGTTGCCACCACGGGCTACGGCCAGGGCGCTGGACTGGGCGGCTGGAACTGCCGACACACCTTTTACCCATTCGTGGAGGGTGTCAGTGAGCCGACATATTCACAGGCCGATCTTGACGCCATGAAAGGCGAAAACCGCAAGTTTGTGTTTGATGGCAAGGAATACGACGGGTACACAGCTACACAGATGCAGCGCAGCATAGAGCGCCAAATACGCAAGCAGAGGCGTCTCAGAGACGCTTATAAGGCCGCAGGGCTGAAAGATGATGAGACCGCCGCCAACATCAAGTTGCGTCGCCTGAACGCCAAATACAAGGAGTTCAGCAGGGCGGCGGGGCTGCCGGAGCAATCGGAGCGGTTGCAGGTTTTGTATGGCGATACAAAAAGCACTGCCGCCGCTCAAGCGCTAAAGGCACAGCGGCAAGCAGAAGCCGCACAGGCAGCGTTGCAAAACGAGAAGAATATCGCTATACTGAAAGAGAAGATCGCCAACGGCGAGATATCCACAGCAATCCGGACACAGGTGCAAGCCAGCCACATTGATGGAACAATGGAATTTGAGCGCTATAAAGCGCAAAGACTTACGAGCGGGCAAACTCCGCAGAGCATTATGACAATCACGATGCAAGAAGCGCAGAAATTTGTGGACAGCCATGTAGGAACCGGAACGGTTGTGGTGCAAACGCAGAAAAGCGGAGCGGTTAAAATCGTTGAGTATACCAACGCAGATCGTGTGATAGGCCAGTATTATAAAGACAACGCTTATCACAACACAAAGCGCGGAGGTATTTATTACTCGAAAAAGGGAACTCACGTTGTGCCAACAAGCCCAAAGGAGGACAAATAAATGGTAAATATTTGGGATTACGCAAACCGGCTTCCGCGTGTGAAGCTTGTGACATCTTCCGGCGAATCGTTTACTGGTAAGGTGATTGCGGTTTTAGACGCTTTGGAATCCGATGATGAATTGGACAACATGACAGTAGAAGCGGATAGCGGCGAGATCAGGATTTTTTACCCGGAAGACATCGAAAGCATTGAGGTAATCGACTGATGGACAACTTCAAGGCGATTTATAAGCTGCTGCTTGCATTGGAGCGCTCCATGGACTTGCCCGCGTTTGACATTGACGCGCTTCAACTGGAAGCAATGGGTGTCACTGCGGAGCGCCTGCATCGCTATCTGGAAATGCTGCAAGATGCGGGCCTTATCAAAAACGCAGACTTATACACCAGCGTGACCGGCGATCTCTGTCTCAGGAACTCGCGCAAAATACGGATCACGCTGAAAGGGCTGGAATACTTGCAGGAAAACTCGATCATGAAGAAGCTGTACAACGCGGCAAAGGGCGCTGTGGACTTGATTCCGTGAGGGGTGCTGTATGACGGATAACGCGACTTCTCTTTTCGACACCAACACCTTGCACGCCATTGATGGCGTTTTGAAAAAGGGCGACCGGGTAGAGCTGATCCCCACCAAAGACGGGGTAAGGGTGATACATATCCGGCGGGAAAATGTGAATTTGAAGAAAATCGAAAAAAACTCTTGACTTTTCCTTGTTGCTACGCTATATTTTAATTGTGGCGACAAGGAAAGGCGGTGAATACATGGGTATCCACAAAGGCACAAAGCTTACTGAACGTCCCAAGGACTATATGCTCCGCGTGAGAATGGACAAGGAAACGCTACAAGAACTCGATGAATGTTGCAAAGCCGAATCCATTTCCCGTTCGGAGGTAGTGCGAAAAGGGATAAAAGAACAGTATGAGAAGCTAAAAAAATAACGGAAACGCCCTCCCGTGGAAAGTTGAGCGATTCCGTTATCGTGCCAAACGGGTTTCCCCATTGGTAAATCCATTCTATCATCGGGGAAGCCTCAAAGTCAAGAGAAATGAGGTTTTTATTATGCTTACTGTTAGAGAAGCCTGCACATTGCTTTACACACCGAAAGAGATTCTGCTCTCGATGGACGGGTGCCAGTATACGATGAAGTATCGGGACAAGAACAGCATCGACGAGATCATGATGGGGTATTTCGGTGATTTCCTTGTAGAGGACATTTCCGCAATGGGCGAAGATGATTTTTACATCACGGTAAAAATGAAACCGATGAAGAAGGAGGATATTGCATGAACGAGCTGATGATTTTTAACAATCCTGAATTTGGCGAAATCCGCACAGTAGAGGTGAACGGGGAGCCGTGGCTTGTCGGCAAGGATGTGGCACGCGCACTCGGTTATAAGGATGCGACAAAGGCGGCAAGAGAAAGAGTTGATGCCGAAGACAGGGGGGTGGCTAAAATGGACACCCCCTCCGGTCAGCAGGAAATGACCATTATCAACGAAAGCGGCGTCTATTCTCTGGTGCTTGGCTCCAAGCTTCCGAGTGCCAAGAAGTTCAAGCGCTGGGTGACAAGTGAAGTGCTTCCGTCAATCCGCAAGAACGGCATGTATCTGCTGCCGAAGGACTATCCCTCCGCGCTGCGTGCGCTGGCGGACAGCGAGGAACAGCGCATGGCGCTGGAGAATGCACCAACGCGACACTGGCGGCGGAGAACGAGCGGCAGGCGCAGGTGATCGCAGAGTTTGAACCCATCCGGCAGTATGTGGATACCATTCTGGAAAGCCCGGACGCGCTGGCGACTTCGCAGATCGCGGCGGATTATGGAATGAGCGCACAGGAGTTGAACAAAATCCTTCGTGACGAGGGCGTTCAGCACAAGGTAAATGGCCAGTGGCTGCTTTACAAGAAGCACATGAACAAGGGCTACACCAAGAGCAAGACTTTCCAGTTCACACATTCGGACGGACGCGCCGACACGAAGCTCCATACCCAGTGGACGCAGAAGGGCCGGTTGATGATCCACAACATCCTTGAGAAGCGCGGCATTGTGGCGATGATGGATCGGGGGCGCGTGTCGTAAAATAAAGCAACAAGCGCTTGCCATCGGTTGCGTGGCATGGTATAATAAGTCAAACAAATATTCGACCTCGCTCTAAGCGGTGAGTGAGAAGAGCCGAGAGGGGCTAACTGACTACAGTTTGTAGTTGGTTAGCCCCTCTTTCTTTTTTTCAAAATTTTTGACCGGCCCGATGTCGCAAAACTACGGGGCCACAGTGGACGCGACCCACGAGAAAAAAGCGAGGTGGCGAAGGAGCAGACATGAAACGCGATTTTTTGGAAGGTCTGGGGCTGGAAAAGGACGTTGTGGATAAAATCCTCGACGAAAACAGCCGGGACATTGGCCGCGAGAAGCAGAAAGCGGATCAGGCCAAGGAGGACTTAGCGGCGGCACAGAAGAATCTTGCCGACCGTGACAAGGACATCGAGGAGCTGAAGAAATCCAGCGGCGACGCGGAGGGCATCCGCAAGCAGCTGGATGAGTTGCAGGGCAAGTACACCAAGGAAACCGCCGAGTACAAGGCTCAGATCGCTAACCGGGACTATTCCGACGCGATTGCCAAGGTCATCAACGACAAGGGCATCAAATTCAGCTCCAAGGCGGCGGAACGTGCCTATATCGCAGACCTGAAAACCAAGGGTCTGAATCTGGAAAACGGCGTGTTTGAGGGCTTTGACGAATGGCACAAGGCACAGATGGACGCAGACCCCAGCGCGTTTCAGACCGGCAAGCCCGCACCCACGTTTGCAAAGCCCGTCGGTACCGGCGGCGCTCCGAAAGCGGAGGGTCTGGGTGCAATGTACGCAAAACAATTCAACGCGCAGTATGCGCAGACTACGAAGGAGTGATTTGATCCATGTCTTTTGTGACCAATACCGCATGCACCAAGCGAACTAATTTCCTGGAAAGCGAAGTTGGCCTGGTGCTGAAAACCCGCGAAATTCCCGCCTCTATGGGCGTTCAGGACGGCATTTATAAGATCGTCGCACCCGGCACCCCTTATCCCTCCAACGACGGCAACGCTGTTGGCATTGTGTTTGAGGCCGTTGACGTGACCAGCGGCGACATGCCCGGCTCCGTGCTGGTGGCTGGCCGCGTGCTGGCGGAAAACCTGAAGCTGGCGACCGCCGCCAAGACCGCTCTGTCCGGCAAGGGCATTGTGTTTGTGGACACCCCCGCTATCACTCGCGGCTACACCGTGACCTACGACAAAAACGACGGCACCGGAACGCCTCCCGTGGACGGCAACACCTATTTCGAGGGTTCTATCGCGCCGGTCTCCACCAGCTACCCGCTGACCAAAGCCAGCAACAAGCAGACCGGCTGGAGCACCAGCAAGGGCGGCGCTGCTGTGACCGAGGTGGAGATCACCGGCAACGTGACCCTGTACCCTGTTTGGACTGCTAACGCCTAAGTAAGGAGGAAAAAACCATGCCTGATATCCTGAACATGATTTCCAGCGCCGAGCGCCTGGAATTTGCACAGAATCTCTCTGTTGCGCGGCCTGCTTACATTGGCGACCGCATTTTCCCCGACCAGAAGACCGCCAATCTCAAGGCGGAGTATCTGCGTCTGGCCGATGGTGCCAACATCCCCGTGATGGCAACCGTACACGCCTTTGACACTGAGGCCGAGATCGGCACCCGCCCCGTGTTCGAGAAGACCGAGGTGGAAAAGCTGCTGATCAAGCGCAAGATCAACCAGACTGAGCGCGTGCGGCTGATGATCGAGAACGGCGTAAGCGACGAGAACGAGATCATCCGCTATGTCTTTGACGATATGCGCCAGATGGCCGAGGCCGTCAAGACCCGCACTGAGGTTGCCAAGATGGAAGTGCTGGCCACCGGCAAGATGACCATCAACGAGAACAACCTGAACCTCAAGGTGGACTACGGCGTTCCCACCAAGAACACCGGCTACAAGATCGATTTCGGCCCCGACGCTGATATCGTGGGCCAAATCATGGCCGTGGCAGACGATGCCGCTGATTCCGGCAACGCTCTGACCGAGATCGTGACCTCCACCAAGATCCTGCGCAAGCTGGCCGCCAACAAGGGCATCCAGACGCTGATCTATGGCACTGTGGGCGCTGGCACTTATGTTCCTGCCGAGAGAATCCGTTCTCTGTTCGCGGAACTGTTTGGCTTTGGCGTGATCACCACCAACGATCTGCGCTATAAGACCCAGACCGCCAGCGGCAACGAGGCCACCAAGCGCTTTTTCCCCGAAGACAAGATGGCGTTCCTGTGCAACGGCACGTCTTCCTCCTTCGGCGTTGGCCTGTGGGGCGTGACCCCCGAGGAGGCCGACTACGGACAGTACAACGAAAAAAGCGCCAACCAGTTCATCACCATTACCCAGTGGGCCACTCCCGATCCCGTGGCGGTGTGGACGAAGGCCAGCGGCGTGTTTATTCCCGTTGTGCCCAATCCCAACGGCCTGTTTATCGCAGCTGACACCAGCAAGTAAGCGCGCCTCCTCCCCGCCCCGATGGAAAACCTGACGGGTGGGGAGGAAACGATATAAAGGAGGCGGAAAGCATGGCATACGCAGATTATGAATACTACGCCACCAAGTTCTACGGCACGGCCATTGACGAGGACGCTTTCCCGGCTCTGGCTGGTAGGGCGTCGGCCTATGTGGACTATGTGACCATGAACCGCGCCAGAAACGTCACCAACGACGCCATGATTGCCGTGAAAAACGCGGTGTGCGCCCTGGCAGAGGTGATGCAGGACGGCGAACGGCTGAACAGCGTCGCCTTTAACGCCGAAAGACTTGTAGCAAGCGAATCCGTGGGCGACTGGTCAAAGAGCTACGGCACGAAAGCGGTATCTGCCGCCGACATGCAGCTGCTTGAGACCAGAAAGCGGGAGATCGCGGCCATGTATCTGGCACCTTACGGACTACTGAAAGCAAGGGGGTACGGATCATGTCCATGTTCCCACACACGGTAACGCTGTACAACGTGACCCACGAGGTAGACACCAGCACCATGCAGGATGTAACAAAGCTCTATGTGACGGTGCTTGAGGGTGTGCTGCTGTCCGCTTCCAAGGCGGCCAACGTCAGGGCCAGCGGCCTTGAGGGAGCCGACGCGGTGAACCTGTATATCCCGTTTTCAGTTGTTGCAAAAGACGCAACGACTGGCAAAAAGAAACGTTATGCAGGGCCGCAGGACTTCTGGAACGCGGAGGAAAAGTCCGGGCTGTGGACACTTTCCACCAACGGCAACGGCGGAGAGAGCTTTTTCGTCAAGTGGCGATTTGTCACAGACAACGAGACTGTGGCAAGGGCGCATGACGATTGCTACGAGGTGACGAAGGTGGACATGAAGGACTACGGCGACCTGAAGCATTGGGCCGTGGGAGGTAAGTGATGGGGCTGAAATTCAGCGTACACACCGAGGGTATGGACGATGTGCGGCGGCAGCTGGCGCTTGCCTGTGATAAGGCCGAACACGTTCTTGCTATTCAGGTGGAATCCGACACAGACCAGTTCGTTCCGGCAAGGAATAGAGTTCTTGCGGACGGAACAAGAGTGATCGGGAACCTTGTCGTTTATCCGGGGCCTTACGCCCGATACCTCTACTACGGAAAGGTATGGATAGACCCAAAAATCAATGCGGCGGGATTCTTAACCGATGAAGGCTGGTTTAGCCGAAAAGGGTCGAGAAAAGTTCCGACTGAACGGGATTTGCATATCAGCCAGGCGGTAAACCGAAAGGCGTGTTCGCATTGGTTTGAAGCATCCAAGGCGCAAAACCTTAAGAAATGGGTGCGCGTAGCAGATAAGGCGGTGAAAGATGAACTCTGAAAAGCCCAAAATCCTTGCATCCAACGCAGAAAGCACCGACATTGACCGTTGCATTATGGTGTGGGCAAACCAGTTCCCACGCATTCCGAGCGGAATCACGCTCATCAAATATGAGTACATCGCCGCGAAAACTGTCGGCCTTGCGGTATCTGCCGTACAGGGTGCGTATATCACAAAAAAATACATTTGCGGTGGACATGAAGGTGAATACAGCTTTGAACTGCATTACCAAATTGCGCCGCCGGGAACAAGTGACAGCAAACGCCTTGACGCTGTAGAGCTGCTTAACAGCTTCGGCGATTGGGCAAGAGAAAATTTACCAGATATTGGCGAAGGACGAAAACCAATCCGAATGGACATCACGTCTCGCGCCGCATATCTCGGCAGAACAAATGATTTATACGAGGATTATTTAATTCCTCTCAAATTAACTTACGAGGTGAATGTATAATGGCAGATTTGACCTTTAACACCGCTTCCGGCCAGACCGTAGACCGCGAGCTGTTGATCGCGTATCTGAATACCGGCACCAGCGCCGCGGCCCCCACATGGTCGCCGCTTGGCACCCGTGTCACGGATTCCAGCATGGAATACGACTGGCAGGAAGATTCCAGCAAGGACATTCTGGGCGTGACCCGCACGACCATGAAGAAGCCCATTGTTACGCAGACCTTTGACCCCAGCAATCTGGATTCCGGCGATGCGGCCATTGTGAAGATTTGGAACCTTGCGGTGAAGGAGCAGAATGCGGCGGCGCTGGCCAATCAGGATGTGTTGATCGTGCATCTTTACGCTGGCACCGAAGGTACGGCAATGTTTGCCGAGCGCTACAGCTCCTGCATGGTGAAGCCGTCCAGTCTTGGCGGCGAGGGCGGCGGCTTTATCGGCATGCCCTATGACGTTACATACGGCGGCACCAGAACCACCGGCACGGCTTCCGTGGCTGCCGGTGTGGTGACGTTCACGGCGGATTCGGAGTAATTGACCAAGGGAGGCGCGACAAATGAAGGAACTGAAAATTGCGACCGGCGTTGAGACCTATAAACTGAACGATTCCGTTGAAGTCTCTTTTAACCCCACAGATGCTGCGTTTGGTGAAAAGCTTTTCAACGCGTTTGATACGCTGGACAAGCGTCAGGAATCCTACAAAGCTGAGGTTGGAAAAGCTGAGGGCAAGAGAGAGCTTTTTGACGTGGTGCGAAAGCTGGACGGCGAAATGCGGGAGATCATCAACGACGTTTTTGAGTTCGATGTGTGCAGCGGCCTTTTCGGAGAGCTGAATGTGTATGCGCTGGCGGAGGGTTTGCCCCTTTGGGCCAACCTGCTGTTTGCGATCATGGACGAAATGGACGAAACGGTTATGCGAGAGAAGAAAGCCATGAACCCCCGCATCGCCAAGTACACCAAGAAGTACCACAAATGACGTACACGCTGCCGACATCCGTTGAGATCAACGGGCAGGAGTACGAGGTGCGGTCGGATTTCCGTGCCATTCTGGATATCCTGGAAGCCATTAACGACGTGGAGCTGGACGACCAGGAGCGGGCGGCGGTTGTGCTGGATATTTTCTATCCCGGCTTTAAGGACATGCCATCCGATGACTACGAAGAAGCCATTGCAAAGTGCATGTGGTTCATCAACTGCGGACAGGAAAACGACGCCGGGAAGAAGCCCAAAAAGCTGGTGGACTGGCAGCAGGATTTTCCCGTGATCGTCGCGCCGGTGAACCGCGTGATGGGAAAGGAAGTCCGGTCAATGAAATATCTGCACTGGTGGACGTTCATCGGGGCATATCAGGAGATCGGCGATTGTCTGTTTGCCCAGATCGTGGGCATCCGGCAGAAGCTTGCCAACGGCAAATCTCTGGACAAAAGCGAGAGAGATTTCTACCGAAACAACCGAAATCTTGTTGACCTGAAGCAGCGGTATACCGATGCGGAGGTTGATTTCATCCGGCAGTGGACGTAAAAAAACCGCCCTCCGAAGAGGGCGGCAGTATGGGGTCAATTTAACAAGTAACAGTTTTCAATCATGATGTTGCTTCCGTCAATAACAAGCAATACTTTCCCGCTTAATCCGGTGCATTTCCCGATTGCCTGAACGCTATCCCCGGCCCAAAGTTCTGCCACGGCATCTTCGTGGTCGGTGTTGAAATTAAGCTGGACACCTTTGAAGTACGTTCCGCTGTCTAGGACAACAACAAGGTTTCTGTCTCCGTTTGTTTTTCCGATACTGCTTACCGTTCCGGAGACAACGACAACCCTGTCAGTGTATTCCTTGTCGGCGTTTACGAGGTTTTCATCGTATTTTGCCATCAAATCCCTTGCCGATATGTGGAGATACTGGTCGAGTTGTCCGGAAATGAAATCGTCTATGGACGATGAAATTTCGGCATCTGGATAATCTGTTGTAATTTTCTCGCACGTCGCGAAACCCTGCTTGTAGTTCCCACTTGCGAACGATTTGATTGCGGATTCCTTCAGTTCTTCCGCAAGTTCGTCTTGTGTCGGCTCAGTAGACGCTACGGCAGGGGGTGTCGATTGTCGCGTTGTTCCTACTTTGCTTTCCGTCCCACCTGGCAAAGATACGCAAATCAAGAACAAGCAAAAGCACGAAATTGTGCAAATCAGGGGTTCTTTCTTTGGCGTCTTTTTAATTGACGCAATAATCAGCATAACGATAGAAACTAAAAAGCCGATGATGCTTGCTAATCCGATGAATGCGATCATCTTTCATCCCTCCTTGAAAAACATAGTATCACCAAAAACCAGCAATGTCCACTTAAATTTGCAAAAAGGTGGTGATTTTTATGGCGGCTGACGGCTCCATTATCATCAAAACAGAGGTCGATAACAAAAAGGCGCAATCTGAGCTGAAAAGGCTTGAGGTCCAGATCGACAAACTGAATCAAAAGATTTCCGGCAAGCAGCAGACCATGTCCCCGCTGGTGGAGCAGTCCAAGCAGCTGGGCGCGGCGTTGGACGAAGCAAACCGGAAGCTTTACAACATGCAGAACAACACCGATTTTTACTATACCACTGCGCAGGTCAAAGAGCAGGAAAAAACGGTAAAGACCATGACGGCAGAATATAACAAGCTGAATGACCAAATCGACAAGATGGGCAACTCCGTTAAGGCCGATACCGAAAAGCTTGAGGAAATGCAGTCAAAGGCGGGAGAGCTTGCCGGGCAGCTGGCTGGCGCGGGAAAGAGCACAAAGGGCATGAGTGAAGCGGCGGAAGCGGCCCAACAGCGCATTGGTAAGATGAGCAAGCACATTGCCACGCTGGCAAGGCGCGTTTTAGTGTTTTCTCTCATAACCGCCGCACTGCGTAAAATCAAGAATTACATGTGGGAAGCCATCCAGACCAATGACGAGGCAATGGCAGCAGTGGCGCGGCTCAAGGGCGCATTGATGACGCTGGCGCAGCCCATTATCAACGTAGTCATTCCCGCGTTTACGCTGATGGTAAACGTGATCACGCGCATCGTCAACGCAATATCCCGGCTTGTATCGCTGCTGTTTGGCACCACAATCCAAAAATCAGCGCAGGGGGCAAAGGCGCTGAATGACCAGAAAAAGGGCATTGAGGGCGTAGGCAAAGCGGCAAAGGAGGCAAACAGGTATCTGGCAGACTTTGACGAGCTGAATGTGATGGACGACCAAAACGGCACGGATGGAGGCGGTGGAAGCGGACTTGACGCTGGCGGCGGCATTGCGCCGGACTTTACGGGACAGATCAGCGATAGTTTGAGTGCTATTGTGGAGCTGTTTACCGGCGCTGCGCTTCTGGGTCTTGGCGCAATCCTGACATTTTCCGGCGCAAACATTCCCCTCGGCATCGCGCTTATGGTGCTAGGTGCTCTTGCTATCTGGGACACAGTTACCGAGAATTGGGACATCATTAAAACGCTTTTGCAAGGTCCGCTTGGCAAGGCTGTCGCGCTAATTGGCGGCGCGCTTTTGGTAATCGGCGTTGTTTTGCTGTTTTCTGGTGTTGGAATTCCCATTGGACTGGGATTGATCCTTGCTGGAGCAACGCTTTTAGGTACTGCGGCGGCAGCAAATTGGGACACAATAATGGACATTTTGAAAAACCCACTAGACCATACAGATATTCTTATCAGAGGGTACAAGCTTTCACTTGGCGTTGCCCTGTTGTTTTCTGGTGTTGGAATCCCCGTCGGATTGGGTTTAATCAAGGATAGCTTAAATCGGTCCGTATCTGCGACGCCAAACTGGGATTACTTAAAAAACAAATTATCCGAAGCGTTGGATGACATCAAAAACTGGTGGAACACCAAAGTCGCAAAATACTTTACAGAAAAGTGGTGGAACGACTTGGGAACCGGCGTCATGGACAGCTTGCTGTCTGGATTCAAAAACAGATGGGAGTCTTTGAAAAGCTGGGTGCTTGACAAAGTGTCTTGGATTTCTAACGCTTTTAGGCCTGTACTCGACTTCTTTACGGGAACAAAAAGAGGCGGCGGAAGCTCTACTAGCGGCAGTTTTAACAGCAACCCCCGGATGCAACACATGCCTGCGCTGCGGTCCGTGCAAGTGCCCGCCCTGGCACAGGGCGCCGTTATACCTGCCAACCGGGAATTTCTCGCGGTGCTGGGCGACCAGAAGCACGGGACGAACATCGAGGCACCGGCAGACCTGATCCGGCAGATATTCCGCGAAGAGAGCGGCAATTCCGGCGGCGACATTGTGATCCGGTTTACCGGAGAGTTGGCTCAGTTGGCAAGAGTGCTGACGCCAGAGATCACGCGGCAGCAGCGGCAAAACCAGAGATCGTGGGGAGGTGGAAGCCTGTGAGCGCACCGTATTTCAAGATCAATGGTACGGACATTCTCCGTTTTGTGCGGGAAGAAGGTATGGAATGGTCCCGCAACGACCTTGACAATTCAGAAGCAGGGCGAACCATGGACGGCACCATGCACCGCGGCCGCGTTGCAATCAAGTACAAGGTCAACATTCGCTGCATGGATCTATACCGGAATGAATTGATGATGCTGATGAAATTAATTCTTCCGGAATTTGTCACAGTGGAAACCAATCTGCATCCGTTGTACGAGACGGTTGTGGCGCAGTTTTATTCCAACAACGTGCCTGCCACGGTGACGACGGTAGACCCAAAAACAAGAGAATCGCTGTGGTCTGGCATTTCGTTCCCGCTGGTAGAGCAGTAAGGAGGGCGAAATGCAGAGCACGAACGCAAGATATCAGGAACTGCTGGCAAGCACCCACCGGATGCAGACGCAACTTTACATTGACAATGTAGTCTACGGCGAGGAAAAGATTATGGAGGGGTCTCTTCAAACGAAGAACTCTCTATTCCAGGGGGATATCCCCACTGTGGGCGGGGCGGTGGCCGGGGAGATATCCGTGCAGCTGCTGGGGGTAGCGTCCTCCAGCGTGGCCAGAATGGCTGAATTAAGGCCGCAGGTGCGGCTGGTGGGCGATTCCGGCGAGCCCAGCGAATGGGTGGCCCAGGGGGTCTACAACGTGGACAAGCGGAGCTACAACAAGCAGACCGGCGTCCTGACGCTGCACGGCTATGACAAGATGCTGGCCACGGAGCAGTGGTACACCGGCAGCGTGGCCAGCGGCGGCGCGACGGATATCGCCATCGTCAACCGGGTCTGTACTCAAGTCGGGATCACACTGGACAGCGAGACAGACAGCTTCTTTTCCGCCAGCGGCAAGAAGTACAAGGTGACGAAGCCCGGAAACTACACCTGCCGGGAGCTGCTACAGGCCATCGCCGGGTGGTACGGCGGCAACTGGTGCATGACGCCGGTGGGCAAGCTGCGGCTGGTGCTGCTGAACAGTCTGCCGAAGGAGACCAATTATCTGGTGGACAACGGCGGCAATGCCATCACGTTTGGAGGTGACAGGATTCTTGTCGGGTAAAATTTTTGTAGGAAACAGTGCGTCCAGTCTGACAGAGGCGGACAAGCTGCAGCCCTACAGCAAGGTGACGGTGACGGACGGCACCAACAGCTACACGTCCGGCAATGACACCGGACGAGAGCTGACAGTCAACGTGCCGCTGCTGCCCAGCATCAAGGGCGACACGCTGGCGGCGAATATTCTGGCGGCGGTCAAAAACTACCGCTATCAGCCCTACGAGGCCGCTGACGCGTTGTTAGACCCGGCGGCGGAGCTGGGCGACGGCGTGACCGTGGGCGGCATCTACGGCGGAATACACGCCAAGACGACCACGTTTTCCCGGCTGTTCCGGGCGACGGTGAGCGCTCCGGCGGAGGAGGAGATCGACAACGAGTATCCGTACCTGTCCGCTCAGGAGCGGGACGCCGTGCGGCAGAAGAAGCAGACGGCGCAAAACACGGCGGATATCGCTACCAATACCAGCGATATCGAGACAAATGCGGACGGCATCGCCACCAACGCCAGCGCAATAACATCGATAAAAGCAGACATTGCTGAATTCGGCGATGTCTACGCGACGAAGGCGTACGTTGGCACCCTTGTAGCCAATGAGGTAAAGGCTCAAACCGCAAGCATCAATTCCTTGTTCACAAATGCCGGATATTCCGGAAGCCTGACCACAAACACTCTCAGGTGCAGATACCTTAACGTATGGGATCAGAGCGGAAACTATCGGACTTATTCTCCGACCACACTCAAATACAAATCCAGCGACGGCGCCAACGAATCGATCGTTGTGCTTGCCAGATGACAGGAGGACTCCATGAAAACAACCGAAAGAAACACCATCCAGTCCGTCCGGCTGGCGCTGGATCGGATCGAGGTACACGGCAGCGGCAATCTTGACTTGCTGCTGGGGTGCATTCAAGCACTGGACAGGCTGCTGGCTACAGCAACGGAGGAAACGAAGGTGACGGAAGATGGCTGACAGATCTATCGGCCAGCTGCCGGAGGCCACCACCATCGGCGCTACCGACCTGCTAGTCATGGAGCAGGCTGGAACGGCCAAGAAGGTACCGGGCCGGACGCTGCTGGCGTGGCTGGACGGCCACGGCGGCATCGCGGACATTGACTTTAATGGCAACGACACCATGACGATCACCGCCGCAGACGGCGCGACGTGGACATCGGACAGCCTGCGCGGGCCTGATGGCGTCAGCCCGACGGTGAGTGTGCTGCAAGCACCCGCCACACCTACCACCCCCACCGCCTATCTTATCACCATCACCGACAAGGACGGAGACCACGTTTTCACGTTGTACGACGGGGCCAAAGGCGTCAAGGGAGATATCGGCGTGCACGGCAGCGATGTCAGCGTGACGGTCTCTGACGCGGCGGCGACCGACGAGCACCCCAGCGGCGGAAAAACGCTGACCATCACCGAAACGGTCTATTCGTCCAGCGGCGGTGCTCCGACTCAAAACAGTACAAATGTAACCATCTGGAACGGCGATGACGGCTCTTCTATCCAGTCTATCAAGCGGACGAGCGGAACCGGTGCGCCCGGCACGACCGACACCTACACCGTTACGCTGACAGACGGCAGCACGACGACGTTCATGGTCTACAATGGCCGGGATGGCGACGGCTCCGGCGATATGACGCAAGCCGTTTACGACCCGCAGGGAAAGGCGCGGGACATCTTCGCCTACGCCGACGCGATCCAAACCGCGCTGAACGCGCATGCTGACAGCATCAGCCTGCACACGTCTGCCGCGGAGAAAGCTGTGTGGAACGCCAAGGCGGACGCTCCCAAGCCTCGTTCCGTGCTCCTGCTGGCGTCCGGCTGGAACGCGGACACCAAGCAGCAGACCGTCCCCGTCAGCGACATGACGGCCAACGCCAACATTATCGTCAGCGCGGCTCCGGACAGCTTCATGGCATACGCGCAGTCGGGTATCCGCGGCACGGCGCAGGGCACGGGGACGCTGACCTTCACCTGCGAGACGGTGCCGGAGGAAGCTGTGACCGCCAACGTTATCATTCTGGGTTAGGAGGAGATCACATGATCCTTAACATGACAGGCCCCGCCACGGGCGGCGGCGCCATTTCCGCGCCCATCATCGGCGAGGACTTCAACTGGTCGGGCGGTGACGGCACGTATCAGGTGCTGGACGACGGCGGCGGCAACTGGCGCATCAAGTTTCTGTCCAGCGGCACGTTCACGCCGTTGAAAAACATGGTGGTGGACGCATTTCTGGTGGGTGCTGGCGGCGGTTCGGGAAACAGCTTCTGCGGCTCCGGCGGCGCGGGTTACACCACCACGGTGCGGTCTATCGTGCTGGTGGCCAACACCGCCTATCCCATCGTGGTGGGCGCGGCAGGAACAAATGGCAACAGCAGCACAAATGGCGGCGAGACAACGGCATTCTCTGCGTCGGCAGCAGGCGGCAAATGTTCAGCTACCGGAACCAGCAGCAAGGTTACCCCTGGCGGCAATGGCGGTTCCGGTGGCGGCGGTGGAAGCAGCCCGTATGGCAAAGCGGCGGGCGGTACTGACGGCAACGATGGCACCGACAGCACCTCTAAAGGAGGAACTGGTCAGGGGACAACGACCCGCGAATTTGGCGAAGCGAACGGCGACCTGTACGCTTCCGGCGGCGGCAGCAATTTGACCGCCACCGTCGCCAACTCCGGCAACGGTGGTAAACACCAGCCGACCGGTACTTCTATTGCTGCGGCGGACGGCATCGTGGTCATCCGGCAGCACAAGGAGGTGGCGGCATGAGATACGCAATCGTGACAGGCGGCGCGGTGACCAACGTCATCGCCCTGCGGGAGACCAACGCCGGGGAGTTCCCCGGTGCAGTAGCGCTCCATGACCGCCCGGTGGGCATCGGGGACACGTACAGCGACGGCAAGTTCTACCGGAACGGCGCGGAGGTGCTGACCGCCCAGGAAGAAATTGAGCAGTATAAGGTGGCTTTGCAAACGTTAGGGGTGGTGACGGATGAGAACTGACATTATGGCGCAGGCCCAGGCCATTCGGGCCAGTATGGATGCCGCAGCGGTGGTGCTGACGGACGCACGGGCGGCGGCAGCGCCGCTGCTCTACCGCCCGTGGGACGGCGAGGGGGCGGCCTATGCTGCGGGAGACCGGCGGCTGTATGGGGGATGTGTCTACAGGTGCCTACAGGCCCACACATCGCAGTCAGGATGGAACCCGGCGGACGCGCCCAGCCTGTGGGCACAGGTGCTGATCCCCGACCCCGCCGTTATCCCCGCGTGGCAACAGCCTGAGAGCACCAATCCCTACATGACAGGTGACAAGGTGACACACGGCGGCAAAACATGGCGCAGCATCTGTGACAACAACGTGTGGGAGCCGGGTGTATATGGATGGGAGGAGGTCACATGACGGAAGCCATCATTGTGGCGGTGCTGGGGCTGGTAGGGACGCTCTACAGGTGTCTGCAAGATACGGCGTACAGCCCGACGGAATACGCATCAGCGTGGGAGGTGCAAAATGCTTGAGATCAACGGCAGCGACATCTATCTGACGAAGGGCGACACGGCGCATCTGAGTGTTGGCATTACCAACGATGCCAGCGGTGATGCCTATGAAATGCAGCCGAACGATACGCTGATCCTGACGGTACGGAAGCAGGCCTATGAAGCGTCTCCGGTGCTGCTGCAAAAGACCGTCAAGGGCAGCAGCGATATCCATCTTACTCCGGAGGATACCGCCTCGCTGGCACCCGGCTCCTACAAATACGACGTGGAGCTGCGGACGGGCGCGGATGTCTACACCGTCATCCAGTGCAGCGAGTTCCGCCTGTTGGTGGAGGTGACGACGCCATGAGTGAGCAGTGTGGGAAGTTACGCGGCACGATTCAAGCCACCGGGGCACTTGCGGGCAGCATGTCCGGCAAGGGGGCTCTGGCCGGGGCTGTGGCGATCCCACAGGTGGTGGGCGGCGCGAGCAGCTGGGACACACTCCCAGGCAAGCCTTTCGACACCATCGGCGCGGGGCTGAAAGTCGTAGGCCGCGCATTGGAGGTGGACACCACCAACGCGGTAGAGCAGGACAACACCAAGCCCATCACCGCCGCAGCAGTCTATGCAGAGGTGGGCAATATCAACGCCTTGTTGGCGACCATCTAAAGGAGGAATCCCATGAGCACTCAAACTGAAATCACGCGGCTGCAAACCGCAAGAAACGCGATCCGGACATGGCTTGTCGGCCTTGGCCTTGCCACCAGCACCGACAAGCTGGACGTGTTGGCGACAAAGGCAGCTGCCATCAAGAACAACGGCGCGGTAGACGCTCAAGTCAAGGAGGGCGAGAGCTATAACATCCCCGCAGGCTACCACAACGGCTCCGGCACGGTCAAGGGCGTGGCTGGCGGCGGCAACTACCAGCTGCAAGCCAAGAGCGTCACGCCAACAAAGGAACAGCAGAGCGTAGCACCCGATGCCGGTTACTACGGCCTGTCCGCCGTAACGGTCGGCGCGATCCCGGAGAACTATCAGGACGTGTCCGCCACCACGGCGGAGGAAGGCGACGTGCTGGCCAACAAGGTGTTCATTAAGGCGGACGGCTCCGCTGCCGCAGGCGCTATGCCCAACAACGGCGCGATTGCCCAGACCATGGACGGCCTGAGTGTCACGTCTGTAGCAATCGCTGCGGGCTACACCTCCGGCGGCAACGTGAGCCTGACCAACGCCATCGAGACCGCGCTGGCGGCGATTTGAGGTGCGATATGAGCATACAGACTGAGATCGACCGCATCACCACGGCGGTAGGCGCGGCCTATGATGCGGTGGAAGCGAAGGGCGGCACCGTACCCCAGAGCGAGACGGTGGCGGGACTGGCGGAGGCGATCGGAAGCATTCCGGTAGCCAAAAATCCGCACTCCACTACGTGGGACTTTGCGCAACGAGATGGAATTAAAGCCACGTCAGAGGGTGGCTATCCATTCAATTCAACGTCAGATCTTCCGTTCAAGCAATACATCGCGACGGATGATACGCGCTGGATTAACGGTACATTGAGATTTTCTGACACAAGAATCGTCATATTTACCAACGAACCGTGGTTTCCGTCGGTAATCGATGTTACAGAGACAGGATTTTCGTTAAGCACAGTGCGAACAGATTCGGGGATTTTAGTCCCATATTTCATGAGACAGGGGCAAACTGTCTCTTTTAGGTGCGCCCATAGCACTTCAAATTATGGTGGCTACATTTGGTGCGATAGGCACGGGAAATTCGTCTCCTATGAACCAATCATTGATACTGGCGCGGGGGTCTCGTCATGGACATTTGTAGCGCCTACAGATGGCTGGCTGTATATAATTTTCGGAACATATGACTCAAACGTCGTCTGCCAATATTCCAACATCTCTGTGGTAATTGAGTAGGAGGGATCATGGATAACACCTGCGTATGCTGCGGAGCAGTGATCCCGGAGGGGACGCTGATCTGCTGGGCGTGTGAAAATTTAGGGCCGGAGACGGCGAAGGAGTGATCTGATATGTGGCAGTATATTATTCCGGCCATCAGCGCTATCGTGGTGGCCGCACTGACTAGCGGCGGCCTGTGGGCGCTGGTAGCCAAGCGGGCCGACAAAAACGACGCAGAGCGGAAGATGCTGGTAGGGCTGGCTCATGACCGGATCGTGCATCTGGGTATGGTGTATGTGCAGCGGGGGCACATCACGCAGGATGAGTACGAAAACCTAAACGACTACCTCTACGCGCCGTATGAGAAAATGGGTGGCAACGGCAGCGCCAAGCGCGTGATGGAAGAGGTGCGCCGCCTGCCCATCCGGAAGAGGGAACAAGCATGACCCACAGACTGGACTACAAGCGGCTGGAGGCGGAGTACCCCAACCGGGGCAAGCAGACTTACCGGAAGCTGATCCCCATGACGGGCCTGCTCCAAAAGAACTACGGCAAGGAGCTGGACTGTACGCTGACCTCGCTGGCCTGCATCTACGGTGCGCGGTGGTACGGCACCATTGAGCACATCGCCACCAAGCATGGCTATGACGGTGACAGGAAGGGGACGAACCCTCTGACAGTCAAGGCTATCACCAAGGAGCTTCTACGGGTGCTGCACGAGCCGGGAACGCCCCGCAGCGCCTACGGCAAGGTGGTGGGCTGGAACTGGCTGACGGCCCGCAGGCTGGCGGAGTGGGGCATTCCCGCCGTGCTGAACCTGTGGGACGACGGTCGGGGCTACTACCACGACCACAGCGTGGTGCTGGTGGGCGTGGAGGAGTACCAGCGGGCAAAGTTCTTGCTGGTGCTGGACAACTGGAGCGAGACGGTGAGCTTGGTTGACTACAACAAGCTATGCGTCGCCAGCTCTCTGAACTGGGTAGAGCCATGAGCGGCAAGCGGGTGGCGAAAAAGCCCAAAATGAAGCGGAGGACAAAGTTCACGATTTTAGCGGTGGTCAACCTGACGTGGTACTGCATCGCCGTAATTGTGGCGACGTTCCTCGATAAGATGGTGCCGGACGCGCTAACGGTGGCGTGGTTCAGCGCATGGACAGTTGAATTGGCCCTGCTGGCAGGGATCAAAATCAAAACGAAAGATGAGGTAATGTCATGAATAATCTGAGCTGGGTTGAAATCGTAGTAAGCATTTTGAGCGGTCTGGCCGTGTGCATTCCGCTGGTGGTCAAGCTGGTGCAGACCGTCAAGGCGGCTGTGCAGGAGAAGAACTGGTCTCAGATCGTGGCCATTGTGCTGGATCTGATGCAGCAGGCAGAGGGGCTGTTTGCCGAAGGCGCGGCCCGCAAGGCGTGGGTCATGGCGGGCGTGCAGAGCGCCGCCAAGAGCGCCAATTTCCCCTATGACGATGTAGCGGCACAGAAAGTCAGCGAGATGATCGACGCCATTTGCGCGGCGGCAAAGGTGGTCAACGGCGAGGGGAAAGCGCATGAAACTCTTTGAGAAATTCACCACCCTCAACCCGTACTACACCAACAATGTGCGGCAGGTGGACAGCAGGTATACCGAGTTCCAGCGGCGGGGGCCGCTGGGGCTGGTGCTGCACTCGGTAGGCTGCCCGCAGCCATCCGGTACTGTGTGGGCCAAGAAGTACAACGACCCCGCCAAGACGGTGGCCGTCCATGCGTTTATCGACGCCAATACGGGCGACGTGTACCAGACGCTTCCGTGGAACTATCGGTGCGCCCATGTGGGCGGCAGCGCCAACAACACCCACTGCGGTATCGAGATGGGCGAGAGCAGCGCCATTACCTACACCCACGGCGACAAGTTTATTGTTAAGGACGAGGAAAAGGCGCTGGCGCACTGCAAGACGGCCTATGCGGCCGCGGTGGAGCTGTTTGCTTATCTGTGCCGGACATACAAGCTTGACCCGCTGAAGAAGGGCGTCATCATCAGCCACAACGAGGCGCGGCTGACGGGTGTGGGCAAGGACCACACCGACCCCGAGCACTACTGGAAGGGGCTGGGCGTCGGCTACACGATGGACGGCTTCCGGCAAGATGTGAAGAAAGCCATGAGCGGCGTCACGGTTGTGCCCACCACACAGCCCGCCGCGCCGGTGGTCGAAAAGACCGTCACCGTCAAGGTTCGGCAGCTGTCCCGAGGCATGGAGGGCAACGATGTGAAAACCCTGCAAGCGGCGCTGATCGCCAACGGCTTCAGCTGCGGCAGCGCCGGTACCGACGGCGACTTCGGCGCAGGCACGGAGGCGGCGCTGAAGAAGTTCCAGACCAAATATTCTCTGGGGGCTGACGGCATCGCCGGTAACGGCACGTGGGGTAAGCTGCTGGGGAAGTAGTGCCCAAGTTGGGCACAAATCTGAGCGAGGCGTGAGGCTACGATCCGCCGTCCTCCGCCTCCGCGCAAGCTCCGCAAGCTCACGGCGTGGGAATCAGCATGAATCCGACACATCGAGCTATCCGAGCAAAGTTGCAGTCTATGGCGCCCCAGCGGGCGGTGAGTTTCATCGCCGGTCTGGGATTGCCAAGCGACGAAGCATTTTTCCTGATCGAGTGCGACGTAAAAGGCAAAAGCTACGCACAGCTATGCACACAGCATTATGTTACGCCGGAATACATCAGCCGGCGCAGACGACGCGCTTACGGGAAAATCGCAGACCATATAAAGAATTTATAGTCAAAAGACCAAACAATGACCATTTATCGGCCATTTGTTTGGTCTTTTTTCTTTTATACTGGAAGAAGCAAGGAGGTGCGGACATGAGCAACAGGGAGCGATTGATCGAGTGCGGATACACAGAGGAAATGGCAGCGGATATCTGCCGACTGTATGAAAACGACGAATCCGGGCTTTCTATGTTTGTCCACATCATTGAACTGTTTTTCGATGACAGACGGGAATATGTATAGCTATTTCAACAAAAATCCACGAGGCAAAAATGTGGGGGACTGCACGGTAAGGGCAGTCTCAAAAGCCACAGGGCAGGATTGGGAATCGACGTACCTTGCGTTAGCGATGCAGGGCTACTTGGACGGGGACATGCCCAGCGCCAACGCGGTATGGGGCGCATACCTGCATCGGCTTGGCTTTCGACGGCACATGGTACCGGACACCTGCCCGGTCTGCTACACGGTGGGTGATTTTGCAGGAGAACACATGGTAGGCACCTACATTTTGGCGCTGTCCGGGCATGTGGTATGCGTTCAGGACGGGACGATTTATGATTCGTGGAACTGCGAAAACGAAACGGTACTTTATTACTGGAGCAAGGAGGAATAAATCATGGCGTACCCTTACGGCTATCAAGATCCTTATTACCCGCAGCCGATGCCGGACAATCTGATGCAGATGCGGCAGCAGCAGATGATGCAGCCACAAATGCCTGCGCAAACGGCTCAACCGCAGCAAATGCAGACAAGCGTTGTATGGATTAGCGGGGGAAAAGAAGAAGCAAACGGGTTTATGGTCGCACCAAATTCTCGAGTAATTATCTTTGAAACAAACTCGATGGTTTTCCACATCAAGGAGCGAGACGCAAGCGGCACGCCTATTCCAATGAGGACGTTTAATTACACGGAAGAAGCTGAAAACAAACCTCATGATACTAAAAAAATGGATGATAAGTTTGTCACCCGCGAGGAGTTCGACCGTTTGGCGGCGCTTGTGGGCGAAATAAAGAGCAAAAAGAAACGCAAGGTCGAGGAGGACGAAGACGATGAATAATCCCTTTTTCGGTGCGCTCGGCGGAGGGAACGGCTTCATGCAAATGATGCAGCAGTTCCAGCAATTCAAGGCAAATTTTCATGGCGACCCCAAAGCGGAGGTCGAAAAGCTCTTGCAAAGCGGCAAACTCTCGCAGGCGCAGTTAAACCAGCTACAGCAGATGGCAAAGCAATTCCAAAGTCTGATGCAATAATTAAATATTTATAGCGTTTTCTTTAATTCTTTATCGTGGCCACGATTTAGATAAAACTGACTTTAATTAAAAGGAGTGATACTATGTCTCTTTCCGATGGCGGCGCCCCCATGCTGACCATGCCGGTGCAGCCTACCAATAGCGGTGGCTTTGGGTTTGGCGGTGACGGCGCGTGGTGGCTTATCGTTCTGTTCCTGTTCGCGTTCTGCGGCTGGGGCGGCAACGGCTGGGGCAACAACGCTGGCAATTCCGGCGGCGTGGT